AGGGTCGGTGATGCAGGACATGATTGCTGCTCACGCAGGAATTCGGGAAGAAAACCGACAAACGCATTTAGCCGAAGATCGAGCACGGAGACAACGTGGCTAATATCGTAGAAATTATTGTCAAAGCGAAAGACGAAGCCTCCCGAAAACTGCAACAGATCGGTAGTTCGTCTCGTATCTCTTTTGCCAGCGTTGCGAAATTCGCCAAACTCGCAGCAGTAGGAATCGCGGCTCTCGCGGCGGCTGCTGCTGCAATCGGGGCGGTATTCGCGAAGATTGTGAACGCAACAGCAAACGTCGGGGACCAACTTGCGAAAATGTCTACACGCACGGGCGTCGCTGTCGAAACATTATCGGCAATGACACTCGCCGCTGAATTGAGCGGAACCACCGTCGAGAATTTCGGCGAGTCCATGCGCATGCTTAACAAAAACCTGTTCGACGCATCGCAGGGAACGGGACTAGCGAAAGACGCATTTAAGATTCTGAAAATTGAGATCGACAACGCAGACGGAAGTTTGCCGGGCCCGGAGGAAGTATTCCTACACTCAGCCGAAGCATTATCCAAGATCGAAAATACGACAACGAAAGCCGCGCTTGCAGGGAAAATATTCGGTGAACGATACGGCCCTCAGTTAATCCCGCTGCTGAACCAGGGACGTGAGGGCATTGAGAAGATGCAGGAAGAAGCGCGGCGCATGGGGTTGATTTTCGATAAGGAAACCTCAAAAGCCGCCGAAGATTTCAACGATGAAATGACCCGCTTGCGTCGCACGATGCAGGGAATCATATTCCGCGTTGGACGAGAACTGTTGCCGATCTTTACGCGACTTGTCACCACCATTAAAAATGTTGCGCTGGGATTTTCAGAAGCACTCGCAAGTGGTGAAGGATTTCTCGGCGTAATCTCTAAAATTATAAAGACCCTTTTCCCCGCAGAACTTGCACTAGCAGAAAGCAGACTCTCAGAGTTACGAAAAGAATTAGAGCTATTCGAGAAAACGGGAGAACAGGTTCTCGCCGAAGCCGCTATGGGGATCGAGGGCGATATTGATGTCGCCACCGTAGCGATAAAAAGGGGGACGGTAGAATGGGAAAACCAGCGGGCGGAGATTCAAAAGTTAATCGCCGCAGAAGAAAAGAATGTTAAAACCCTAAAGGACGCCCTTAAACCCCTTAAAGATTTAAAAGATGGAATGGGCGACCTTGGGGGAATATCCGATAAAGTCGCCGCATCTATTGCAAAAATCGGGGTGGCAATTGCAAAATTAAGTGTTGTCGCCGATCCCTTGGATAAAATCCAAGATCAGATTCTTGCGATAGAACAACAAATCGCTAAACTCCCCAAAGCGCAATCAGATGAACAGAAGAAATTACGCGCCGATTTGGAGCAGCGCAGAACGAACCTGATTGCGTTTTTCGAATTACAACTTATGTTACAGGAAGCTACGCTGAAAGGACAGAAAAGAGAAATAATCCTTACGCAACAGGCTATCGAAAATATTCAAGCGGGAACCAATCTGCGAGTTATAGCATTAAATAATCTGAAGGCGCGTTTGGCACTTGGGGAACTGGCCGAAGAAGAACGAGTTGCCGCCGTTGACGAACAAATCAAAGCGATCTCTATTGATATTCTCAATATAAAAACCGCGATGGTTCCAGCCGACGAAGAAGTTACTAAACGATTGCAGGCGCAATTAGAAATTTTGGAGTTGACACAGCAACGATTACAGGTAATTCGAGACATTCGTGACCCCGCACTACTAGCCGCAGAATTAGGATTACTCGACGCCCAAATCGCGAAATTAGCAATGGTCGGTGACGCCGCAGATATGGCGGCGAGTGAAATTCAGAAAGTATTTGAGGAATTAGGGCTTGTTGTCGAAGAAATTTCCAAACAAATGCGCACCGCCCTCTCCGATAATTTCTTCGCCTTCTTTAAGGGTGAAGCATTAAACTTTCAAAACTTTTGGTCTGGGTTGTGGGACACCATTTTACGCAAAGCATCTGATACGCTTGCCGAGCTTGTCACCGATACTCTTTTCTCTTTCAATAAAATAAAAGGCGCAGCCGGTGGAGGCGCGGGTGGTGGTATCGGTGGTCTGCTGTCGAGTGCAATTCCACTTCTTTCAAGCATCCTCCCATTTCAACGCGGGGGAATTGTCACGCGTCCCACGGCTGCATTGCTCGGCGAAGCAGGACCGGAAGCCGTGATTCCCTTGCGCGGAATGCCGACACGAGCGGTAGCCGCCGCGTTGCGCGTTCCTTTTATGCAGGAGGGGGGCGTGGTGCGCAGACCGACATTACTGATGGCTGGGGAAGCAGGACCGGAAAGGATTGAGCCGCTTTCTAAAACCGAGAGACAAGAAGATAAACCTCTCGAAACAACTATCATCAATTTATTTGATCGTCGAGAGCTTGATGCCCTGATTGCTGCACAGTTGGCGCAGAGTCGAGGCGTCATCGTGAACGATATTACGCAGGGATTTCGCGGGAACGCGCCCATTCGCAGAGCGGGAAGAAAATTTTTAATCTAACGGAGTAGAGAGAACATGCCATTTGTCGGCGCAACACCGAATAGTCTATTCACATTCCGTCCTGTGCGCGTTTCCGTTTCGGAGGAATGGCGTACACTCGCATCTGAATTCGAGACGGGCGCAGAACAACGTCGGTCAAAATGGATTCGCCCGCGAATGACGGTCACGATGGGGTTTGATCGCGGCACGTTGACGCCCGACCAGATAAACGACATGTGGCGATTCTTCCGCGCAATGGAGGGGTCGCACAAGGCTTTCGATCTTCCGTTATTTGGTCGGCTCACGACTGTTGAATCGGATTTCACGGCGGGAGGTTCGATCTTCGGGTTTGCAGATACGCAGGAATTCACGTCAGCAGCGGATTCCCGCTATAACCACTTCTATGTGCAAAACGCTGGGGGGGGATTTCGACACATTTTTGATTTCCTCTGTCGTGGACGCAACAACCGTCGTCGTCAGTCCGGGGCGCTTCGACGATGTGAGTTTCGCAAGAGACGAACCCGTGTCCGGGGTTATTCGTGCGCGGTTCTCCAATAGCATTTTAAATTTTGATTATCTCGTCGCTCTCATGGGCACGGTTGGCGTGAATTTTACGGAAGTGAGGTCATGAGGATTGAAAGAAATTATATTGATGTTCGCAATCTTAGCATGCAATCCTGCGCCTTCTAAATTACGAATGCCACAAGATATACAAGACTATATCTGCGATAATCATGGCTTCTATACAACCATCGTTCCCATGTCATTGGCTGGTAATTTGAATGTCGTGCTTGTCGCCTTCTATGGTAGCGAAGATAAAAATAAAACATCATGGATTGGCACGGCGATGTTTTCAATGACCAATAAGCGCATTGGCCCGATGATAATGTTCCTCTGGGAAAACGGAAAGGTATGGCGTCGTGGCTCGAACCGTTCCGACAGGAATACAATCCGTCGTCGGATTAGAAGAAAATAAACCCGTTGAGTTGTACGAGGTAAATCTAGATCGGGGGACGCATCTTTTTGCCGCCACGATTCGTGATGTCACCATTGGAACCTCTGTCTATACTGCTCTCGGAATCCAGCGTAGTCCCATTCGCACGACGATGGAATTGGAAGTCGATGAACTCACCATTACGCTTGACAATATCGATCTGGCATTTTCGCAGTTGCTCATCGCGGAAAGTTTTATTGGGCGTTCGCTGACGGTCAAGAAAATCTTTCTGACCGACCTAACATCGGCGAATGTCATGACGATTTTCAAAGGGCGCATGGATGCGCCATTCATTCAGGAAAAAACCTTCCAGGTAAAAGTACGGAGCGAATTAGACGCATTGCATCACACGATGCCGCGTCGGGTTTTTTCCACGCTCTGCAACTATCAACATTATGATACTTTCTGTACTGTCAGCAGGGAAGTTTTTCTCAACTTGACTACTGGGACCGCGCTTGTTCAAAGCGGGTTTGACACTACGACCAAGACCATTGTTTCATCAGCATTGGGACTAAGCTCTTTTGCTCTCGCAGACGACTATTGGGCACCGATTGGAACAATTACATTTAAGACGGGATCAAATGCCAATCTGGGCCGAGAGGTTCTGACACACTTTGTCGGATCATTAAATGTCGCTGTCCGTATTCCCTTCCCATTTGGAGTTGCGTCAGGAGATGTATTTGAGATCACGCGGGGATGCCGCAAAACCTTTTCTGATTGTTCTAGCAAATTCGATAATCAACTTAATTATGGGGGGTTCCACGTCACACCACGGACTCCTATAATATGACAAGAGCGGAATTCGATAAAAAGTTTACTGACCTTATACACAAATGGATCGGCGTTCCCTTTCTCCATCATGGACGCGCACAAAGTCAGGGCGTGGACTGTTTAGGCTTGTTGGTCTGCGTGTATAAAGATTTGGGCATTGATATTGCGGGTGATTATTCAAATTATCACTACAAGCCGGATTGGTTCATGCACACCCCGGAACATGTCTATTTGAATGGGATGCTCGACAAGGGCGTTCCCGTGACGCTCGACAATGCGATGATTGGGGATATTCATTATTTTAAACCTGGCTTATTGTCTCGCACGAAGGTTGATCGGGTCACGCACGCGGGGATTTATCTGGGGAAACAATGGTTGAATGGCGATTGTTTTATTCATTCATTCCAGAATTTTCACGGCGTGATGGTTTCTTCACTTGGAGCGCGTGCTTGGAAAACAACTTATGGGGGAACGGTTAGGCTCAATGCGGTGATTGCCGCTATTGAGAATGTGCGATGACACTCCCTACGCTTGGTCAAGGCATCGGTGGTGCTGTTGGTCTGGGACTGAGTTTCCTGATTCCGGGCGTCGGACCAATCATCGGATTTACCATTGGTTTAGGAATCGGAACTCTCATTGATCCTCCCAAGATTGAGGAACCAGAGGCATCCCCGTTTGCTCTCCAAGATTTACAATTCAACAGCTTCGCCAAGAACTTTCCTGTTCCCATAATTTATGGGATCAACCGAGTTGGCGGCAACGTCGTCTTTATTGGAAATACTCGCACGACGATTATTGAGCATCCGGTAGAAGGACCAAGCAAGGGCGGCCCACCCGATCCGCCTCCGATTCAGGAGACACGGTTCGGGGCAGATTTTGCTGTCGCTTTATCAGAGGGTCCGATTCAGGGAGTTGCGCAAACCTGGGTTGATGACGACGATATTTCCGCAAGAGAGGGATTAAATTTCACCGTATTTGTTGGGAGCAATACGCAAGTCCCGCCTTCTGAAATGATAACCGCTCTAGGTTCTGACGCTCCCGCCTTCCGCAATCTTGCTTATTCATTATTCACGGGCGACCTTGGCAATGTTAATCGCGTTCCTCTCATCAACCAACTCGTCAGCGGCATTGAGGGAGGCATTTCTCCACAGACGGAAGACATTTTTAGCAAGGCGACTGTTAATCGGGCTATCGGGATTGTATGTTTCGAGGACAAGCAAGAAATTTGCATGTTCCACTCGATTCAGGATGGGGGAATTTATCGCACGATTGACGGGTCGAAAACGACTGCGGGTTGGTCACAGGTTCATGCCCCTACATCCTTTACCGGACTTCATACTATCAAAATGATTGGAGTCCACCCCGGCGTTACTGGTAGAGCCTATTGCTTTAACGGAGGAACGACGGGCCGTAAAGGGATGGTCAGAACAGAAAATTATGGAGCAACATGGGGGAATTCGGTAAATACAGATGGCGATATTACATTTGTTAAAGGGGTTCGTAACAATTCATCGGAAGTTGTTATGGGTTGGGATAACCCGGAAGGGATGGCGAAAAGTTTTGATGGTGGGCTTACCTATACAATGCAGCAATCCATTGCGTCGAATGGAGGGTTTCAAGCCGTTTTCAATTTCCCTGGGACGGATGTTTGGATGGCACCGACAAGACTCGGAAGAATGTTCCGTTCGACGGATAATGGCAACTCATATGTTGACACGGGGCAAGATACGGAAAACCAATGTCTTGAAGGGCAAGGAGTCACCGACCAGATCGGTGTTACCGGTCACACGGAAGCTATTTTCCGCACAGTGGATCAAGGACTCACATGGACAAAAGTTTTGGGGTCGGCGGGGGATGCTAGTGGTGGAAGCAGACTAGCAATCAACCAGGATACTCTTATTCTCTACCGCCATGCACGGATTACCGCCGACTGCGAAATGTTTGTCAGTACCGATCTTGGAGCAACCTGGACATGCGGGCGATCATTTGCTCCCCAGAGTCGCGATCTTTTCAGTACGGAGTTCAATCATTGTTGGATTGGACAAAGTTTGGTAGTTACCTGTGAACACTTTACCATACCTACGACCTGTGGCAACCCTGCTGAGGTTATTTCCGATTTCCTTAGCAATACTCGATATGGGCTTGGACTATCGTCTGCCACAATAGATAACGCAAGTTTTGCTTCGACTGCGAACTTTTGTACTGGTAACGTAGAAGTTTCAAGCGGGACGTTCGAGCAACGCTTCTGTTTGGACATTGTACTAGATCGGGGAAAGCCTGTTCTCGATCATCTGCGAGATATGCTGGCGACATTCCGGGGATTTTTAACATGGAGTCAGGGCATCGTCAAATTACAAATAGAAAGAGAAGAACCCATTTCTCAGACATTCGACATGGGCAATATCATTGACGGGTCATTCGTTTGGCGAAAACAAAGTTATCGTGATCGCCCGAATATTGTGAAGGTCGAATTTATCGAGCCGGGAAATAATAACGACTACCGGTTGGATTTTGCGCAAGCCTTTGACGATTGGGACATCGATCAAAGCGGGGAACGGAGAGAACGTATTTTTAGGCTTATTGGGATAAAACGCCGCTCTCAGGCTCAACGCATGGCACAGTTTTACCTGGATCAAGCTATTCACATTGTGCATGCCATTTCGTTCCGTGTGGGGATTGCTGCGTTGCAATCGGAAGTGGGTGATGTTGTAGAAGTCTCGCATGATGTTCCGGCGTTCAACCAGAAACAATTTCGGTTGATGGAAATTAGCGAGGCAGAGAATGATGAATTGCAATTAACGCTATTAGAGTATAACGAGGATATTTATAAATCGGCTGACCAGACCACCGAAGCGGAAGATGACCGCACTCAAGTCCAAGACTTGTTTGCCGTCCCTTACCACGCCGCCCGATTAACTGCACATCAACGCCCCGTTACCAACGAAATCGAAGTTTCGCTTACCCGTGTTGCGACCAATGATTTGTTGTCGGCTGAACGTTTCTTTATTCAGCGTAACGGTTCTCCCTTTGATGCTATCGGCGAATCCCTCCCAATCGCTCCAACGGCGTTTATTGATTCCGATGTCCGATGCGTGACTCAAATTACAACCGGAGTCGGGTCGGGACCGCCGCCGATGGATGCTGCTGGTGGAGGATATGTCGCTCTGGTCATTGCAGACTCCCCGTATGCCTATTGGCGTTTAGACGAAGCCAGTGGAACAGCCGTTGCAGCAGATGAGATCGGCAACACGCACCCTATGAGTTATCGGGTCAACGTCAACCGGCAAGTTGAGGCTCTTATAGACGATCTTCTTGATACCGATTCGCATTACTCGGCGCACATTGGGTCGGGCGGAAATGTCGGTCACATAGCGATGAACCGGGAAATAGATACGGGGCTTCCCAATATCGGCAGTTTTCGCAGCACAGAATTTTCCGCTGAAGCGTGGATCGAGTCTCCTAACTGGGATGATTTCAGTGATAGTTTCTATGGGGTTTTTGGATTGGGTCGGGGGGAATGTTGGAACCTTCGCGTCAACAGGCAGTCGGGTGGCGGTCAGCGCAAGATCAGCGGTCAGTTTTTCAGTAGCGCAGGACAAAATGTATTCTTTAATGGGATCACTTCTCTGGAATTAGATACCCTTTACCACCTTGTTATGACAAAGGAAGATTCCGGGGGGGCAGCAAGGCTCTATGTCAATGCAACGCTAGAGAATTGTGTTTCGGTAGGGTCTGGGAACACTGGTGGACCGATCCAGAGCATTGACACATTCCTCATGTTGGGCCGGACCATCCCTACTGGCGGGGGAAGCAGGGACGAAGCGAATATATTTATTGATGAAGTCGCCTACTATCCCTTCGCTCTTTCTCAGGAACAGGTATCCAATCACTTTACAACTGCGGTGAGTCCAACAGGAGCCTATGTTGACATCGTTAAAGCGGATAGCCCTTCGATTTATTGGAAACATGACGAGATTGCTGTTACCTCGGGCGTGATTGATCAAATGGGCTTTCATTCCGTTGGAAGTTTCCGTGGTCAGATCATCGCAGCACAATCAGGTATCCAGAGCACCGCGCATTTCTTCGGATCGGGTGGAAACCCAGGACTAACGGCTCTGAATGAAACACTCTCCGGCAGTTTCCGCTCCCAGGAGTTTACTACCGAGGCATGGTTCCGTTCCGACTCCTTTCAGCAGATGGAGTCTGCTCCCTCCATCGTCGGGATGCGGGGTGAGTGGCTCCTGTTCATTGAAAATGATGTTATTACTTTCCTGTGCACCGATTCTGCCAATACTCAGCAGCGAATCGGTGGAACGACGGTCCCTCGTACTCCGGTGCCGGACAATACCTGGCATTATGTCGCGGGAGTTCATACCGATAGTTACATGTCTCTTTTCATGGGAAATGTTACTTCCGGTTTCCTTCATATTCATTCAGCAGCCTTAACGAAAGCCATTGAGATCAGAAGTGCAGCAGGAAAATATTCGGTTGCTCGGCGAGACAGTGTGCCTCTTGGTCAATTTGGGGAACTTCGTGGTGCGGTTGACGAAATAGCCTACTATCCTTTCGCCTTAACGTCTGCACAACTTCTCGAACATTACACCGTAGCCGTTAGTCCCGGTGAAACTGGTGGTGATCCCGGAGCAAATTCTGGATGGATTGAGATTACAGGAATACCGGATCAATGGACGGGCCATTTACATAATCCCGATGATAGCGTCGAAAGGTCGGTGATTTCCAGTTTTGGTGCGACACTTATTTTCTCTATAAGCGACATCACTCAACCCTTCACAGGGTATATCCGCATTTTATCGTCTCCGGATTCCGTTCAGGTCGAGGGGGGGCGCATACCAATAGGAGTCGGGTCACATTTGCCATTCCAAAGCGGAGATGAATTCGATTACGTTCGGCAGATTCAGGAGATCACTGCTACGCAGACATTTATTCCGATCTTCTCTCCCAAGGGGGGATTTGCAAATGTCGCAAGTGCCCGGGTAGAAAATGAGCAGATGGGTTATGCTACATTCACAGATTCACGTCTAGAGGGCGTGACTCGCGGAGCGGGAAATACCGTAGCAACATCCCATACAAATCTGGCAAGTCTCGAAGCGGCGGTTATCTTGTCCGGGGACACGCTTGGTGATTTTTCTCTCGGGTTCACTGACCCGAAATCTTTTATCGGATTTTTCGGGGAGCAATCGCAATATCTCTACCTTGGGGCATCATCGAAATTTTCTTTGGTGGATGCATTGCTTACGAAAAACGCCACGCCCGCATTAGGATTGTCATATGAATACAGTACGGGCGATGGGGTGTTTGCAAGTTTGACCGCATCAGGATTTATCCCCGTTTTTGATGAAACGTCGGGATTTACTCGGAGCGGCAAGATGTTCTTTGAACCTCCCGGTGATTGGTCGCCGACAGCGACAGCGACAACCGGAGTCGGTACGCTTGCAGATGGCACGTCTCGTTATTTTCTCCGCATCCTGAATACCGTAACTGCGGCAATTGCCCCGGTGGAGTTAAACTTTTTCCTCGACGGAGAAATGATCTTTGCGTGTCGCAAAACCACTGCGTTTATTTATGCGACGACACTTATTGACAGCGGGCAGACTCTCACCTTTAAAGCGATTTCTGTCGGTGGACGTGGGCCGCAAGTGCAAGACGGAACCAAGTCGCCTGTATTCACTATTCAGGAGAGTTCGTCATAATGACACTTCCGACGCTTGGACAAGGCATTGGCGCAGCAATTGGTATTGGATTAAGTTTTCTTATTCCCGGCGTTGGTCCGATTATTGGATTCACTATCGGGCTGGGGATTGGTACGCTGATCGACCCCCCAGGTATCGAGGAACCTACCGCCTCCCCATTCGCGCTACAAGATTTACAATTTAATACCTTTGCGAAGCATCTCCCCGTTCCTATCGTGTACGGCGTCAATCGTATTGGGGGAAACGTTGTCTGGATCGGAAACACGCGCACAACAATTATCGAACACGCGGTAGAAGGCGGTGGGAAAGGGGGACCACCTGATCCCCCTCCGGTTCAAGAGATTCGCTTCGGGGCTGATTTTGCTGTTTCACTTTCCGAGGGTCTAATCAAAGGCGTATCGAGAACGTGGGTTGACGATGACGATATTTCCGACAAAGAAGGACTGAATTTTACCACTCTGCTTGGCGATCAAACACAAGTTCCGCAATCGCAAGTTATCACAGCCTTGGGATCAGATGCCCCCGCATTCCGCAATCTTGCCTATACATTATTTTCCGGTGATCTCGGAAATCTCAATCGCATTCCGCTTATCAATCAACTGATCAGCGGTATCCAAGGCGGCATTACACCAAAAACAACACTCACTTGGTCTTTCAATACCAACCGGGTCACGGGAATAGAATTTTGGCAAGATCGGCCCGAAGCAGGCATTTTTGTTGATACGAACGCCGGACGTATTGGAGCAACCTCAGACGCGGGAAAAAGCTGGACGCATACACATTGTCCGGGTGGTTTCGTCGCATTTCTGACAACACATCATTTGGGGGTTCACGAAGGAACCGGGGGGAAAGGCTACGCTTTCGGAGGGGCAACTGATAGCGCGAATCGGGATAATGTTGTTCGGACTCTGGACTACGGGCAGACATGGCAAAACTGCACCGGAATTTCTGGAAGTGTGAATCATATCATGGGAGTTCCGAACAACTCATCAGAAGCTCTCATGGCGACCGCCGGACCCGCAGGGATCACCAAAACATTCGATGGGGGACTAACGTGGACGAGGGTTTTTTCTTCTCCCACTGGTGGATCAAACTTCATGGATTTCGTCGCAAACTTCCCCGGCACGGATGTCTGGTTTTGTAAAAATAACGGGGGAGCGATCTTCCGAGGAACGGGTGATGGTGAC